CATAATTTTAATTATGTGATTAGAATTAAAAATAATTGTTTATTAATTAATGACGATAAATTAATTAAAAATAAAATTAATAAGCATCAAAATATAAGAATCATTACTTATAAAGATGATATCAATTTAATTAAAAAAGATAAAAATGGTATTGATACTAAATTAAAACAAACTATCAAGTGTACTGTTATTACTAATTTAAACAAAGATAAATATAATGATAATGATATAAAAAAAGTTTATCTTTCTAGATGGAGCATTGAAGTCTTTTTTAAGCTTTTAAAAACAAATTTTAAATTTTCTTGTTTGAAAGAACATAATAAAAGTAATACTATAGTTGAATATAATAAGTTATATTATTCAATATTGACTATTATTTATATATCAACAATGATTGAAAAAATTAATGATAAGTATAATAAGTTAATCAATAAACAAAAATCAAATAATAAGAATAAAAAATCAAATAATAATAAGAATAAAAAATTAAATAATGAATCAAAAAAGAAAAATAACTATAATATTAAAACAAATAAAAGTCTGTTAATAAGTGGGATTAAATTAATCATTAAACCTATTATAAATGCGTCTATTGATAAAAATGATTTATTAAAAATTAGTAAATCATTTTTACTAAAAGTAAATGTAATTAAGGATGTTTATAATGAAAGAATTTCAAAAACTCCTCATTCAAAATGGTATGTTCAATCTTATGCTCAACATTATAGAGATATAACCATTATTGAAGCACTTAAATCAACAGATTTAAGTAAGTTAAATAAAAATTTAAAATTATTGATTAAGGATTTTCAAATAATAAAATAAAAATAATAATATGCAAATAATAAATATTGAGACTTGATGATAAAAAATTATTATAAGTATAATTGAATTGTTATAAGTAGATACTAATCTTTATAAAGTGTTATCATCAATTTAATAATAAAAATACCTATATAATATTTATCAATATAGTATTAATGTTTACTATTTATATATGTATACAATTATAACATCAAGTATTAGTCTTTTTTAATTATTAATAAAAATGCGTTTATACTAATTTATTATTTTCTTTTTAAGGACCTTTTTACCATATAAAATATATAACAATAATTACATAAGTAATTATTCATATCACTAATCAATTAGTATTAATTAGTATAGTGACAATTTTTATATATATTTCATTAGCATATATACTATTATATATAATTAGTATAGTAATAACCTTTTCTTATTTCACATATATTGTAAAAAATTGATTTATATTACCATTGGTAATGTAATTATATTAAACTATGAATAGCAACGATAAAATGGATTTATTACCTTTGGAAGTTTATGATGAACCTTGGTTGGTGGAAAAAAAACCAATTGTTAATAATTTAATAGAAATTTTACATGTGAGAAGAGAAGAAGTTGATGGTATATGGGCACTATATTTTAATGATAAATCATTAATGAATGAGATTTGGAAACTTGCTGTAAAATCTTTTAGAGAAGGTAAATTAAATGGAGTATATTCTATAAAATGTTCTACAAATTATGTTAATCCAAAAGGTATAACGCCTACAACTGGTATGTTAATATTTAATTGTTCTCTTTCGCCAGATGAAGAAACTATTCTGGAACTGGGAAAAAATATTTTAGAAACATTTAATTATGATGAGAGAAGAACAATTTATTACAAAATTAATGAATACAAAGTTGGCACATCTTGTTATCCTAATTCAAGAAGTTATACATATAAATTAGATAATCATTTATATGAATTAAAAAATACAAAATTTATGGTAGCAGATGATAAATAACCATTATTTCAAAACTGCAATCATTTAAACAATTAATTTCAGGTTTGATTTGCTTGTTAAAATGTATTTAGTCTTCTACCAATTTTTTTAGGATGTCTTCCTTTAGATATATTTTTATCAATATATTCATTTTTGCACCATTCACATAAGAAAAAATTTTTTAAAATAGGTGGTTGTTCCTCACATCGTTTAATCATTTTTCTTTTTTCCTTTTCTGTTTTTGACTTCCAATATTCAGGGTCTACATCATTTATACTCCAAAATTGCGGTTTTCCTTCAAGTTTATATGGACTCATAATATCATCGCAAAAACCATGACCACACCATGAACATCCCCACATTTCATAACATTCATTACATTTAAAATCTTGTGGTGTTTTTGATTCTTGTTTGCGTTTAAATATTTCTTCTAATTTTGCACTATGACTAATACACTTAAGTCTAACCAATTCATCATTTTTTAATTCATCAAAATTAATGATTTCATCCATAAGACCGTATTCGTCCAAGTATTCGTTCAACAGACCGTTTTCATCCTTGATTATATAACCTGATTTTGTAATAATTACTTGAGGTGGTCCAATTTTAAAAATAGTATTTCTATATTGAATTTTAAACCACTCGGGGGGCATATGGTTTGATACTGCTTCGTATTCTTTTTCTTCTTCTTCTTCTCCATCTTGTTCTGCATCATTAGTATTATTATTATTAGTATAACCTTTTGGATACAAATATAATCCATCTAGGCCTTCAACATCACATATTGGAAAACCGCAATCATCACAAGGAATAGTTTTATCCATGTATATAATATTAAATATACATTTTGTTTTTAAATATATATTTTGTTTTTAAATATATATTTAATTATCATTTGAAATATAAAATTCAAAAGTCGGCGTTTTAAATGTGCAAAGGTGTAAAAAGTACTGGTGTAAGACCAAATTATACATTTTTATAATTTATAGCTAATTGATAAGATATATTTTAAAATAATATAAACATAATAAAGGATATAAATATAGTAATGAATAAAGAAAGGGAAATTTTAGAAGATATTAAGAATACAACGGATGATCTTATAGAATCTTTATATGACACGAAAAAAAACATATCTATTATCAATGCGAAAATAAAAAGCATTGATAATACCTATTTTGAAGAAAAAACAAATGTACATACTGAATATAGTTTTATTTATAATATAAATTCTTTAACAGATTTGATAGCAGATTTAAAACAATTCAAGTATAGTGTTGAACAAAATTTAGAAAATATTTGTAATCATGATTGGATAACTGATTATATTGATATTACTCCTGATAGATCACGAAAAATATGTTATTGTTCAAAATGTGAAATAAGTAAAAAGTAATAATATTTATAAAATATTTAATATTCAGAATATGGTACATTGTTACCTCCGCGTTCACGTAACCAATTATATTGTTGAGTTGTCATACAAGCACAACCAGTACTACTAGAAAATGCACTTGGACAACATTCAGGTTTAAAAGGAGTTGTTGCAAACATGTCTAATTCTCCCTCAGGTAAAGGTACGGGTTGTTTTGGACGATTCCAGATAGATTGAACTCCAGCATCGGGAGTTGTGCCAGGACTATATGTTAAAGTTGGCATAGCCCAAGTAGAAGGATTCATAATATAATCAGGTGTTTTTGCACCCGCAAATTCAGGACCATATGCTAAATTATTGTATCCAACGAAACCTTCTTTCTTTTTATCGGCAGCAGGTTTAGCAGCAGATGAAGGTGCAACTGGTGTAGCAGGCATGGCTGGAGGTTTTGTGGTAGTTGCAGGTTTACCAGCCATCATATCAAGACCTTCTCTAAAGCTTACTCTGCAACATGAACATAATAAATGACCAAACATGACCCAAAATAATAAAATAATGAGAATTGCAATTTCTAATCTAACTTTATATGAACCAATTGAGATTTCCATATTATACATATTCTTTAGATAATATTTTTCTATCATAATTTATCAATTATTTGGTTATAATCATCTACAATTTTATTATTAATTGTAAAACTTTTATTTGTTGTTAGTAAATGATATAATTTAGAATTATTTCTTTTTTCTAAATCACTTCTTAAATTATTTGTTTCAATTTCTACAACTCCATAAATAAATCCTCCTGAATCTGTTTTTTCTCCTATTTTGATATCTTTTATTTCTTTGTCTTCATTTTCTAATGAAACGATATCTGTACCGCAAAAGCCATTATCTAAATATTTATGTATATTTTCCAAATTATTATCAAAATTATTTTCAATCTTGTTAGTTATATTTATAATTTTTTCTAGTTTATCATCATATATTTCATCCCAATCAGTAAATATTGTATCGTTAAGTTCTATTATTTTTGTAGAAGTATTTAAGCAATATAAATATGGTTCAACATAATTATAAAGTTTAACAGCATCTGGATGTTCTCTGACAGGAATCCATTTATCTTCATATTTCACTATGTGACTTTCACTTATTGTTGTCCCTTTTAAGTTATACATTGTTAAACCGGCTGTTAATACTTTAAATTTAGCGGTTATTTTTGCACCGTTTTCTAATATATCTCCTACTTCAATATCCTGTATATATTTTGTTGTTCTATTATTTAAAATAAATTTTGTCTTTTTGTCAAAACATCTTAATTTTGGTATGTCTGCAACTTTAACGTGAAGAACTTCTTTCATAAACGCAGTAATAATAGCTAATGGAATTGCTATGGCTACAAATACTGCTGACATAGATGCTGCAGCAGGCCAAGTAAATGGAAGTATCCATAATGCTACTATAATAACAACCAAAGCTATTAATATTTTAATGATGAATTCTAAAATAGCTCCCATTAATGATTTTAAAGTGTAATATGTACCTAACATCGTATATAAACCAGAAGTCATAATACCTTGAACTTTATTAAATGAATCTATTAATGCGATAAACATTTGTTGAATTGGAATCATAACATTTAAAATTCTATACAATACATCTTCTGTAAAGGTTTTAACATTATTTCTTAATAAATTCATAAAATTTCTTATTTCTTGGATAGAATTTGCTATCATTTGATAAATATCTTTAAGTGCTCCAACCATAAATTGAAAAGGTGCTAATGCATAGTTTGTAATATCTAATAAAATATTTTGTACACAATATTGAAAATTTTCGCTAGTATATTCAAAAGCTGT